CGGACAAATGTTTCCAGACAAAAAGCGATGGCTAGAACACGACGCAAACCAAGAGCAATTGCTGGTACAAAAAGTAATGGCCTTCCAAAGCCAAGAGTATCTGATACTGGTGGGGGCATGAGGCCACCAAAAGTCAAACGTCCAAAGCCAAGAATATCCGATACTGGTGGGGGCATGAGGCCGCGTAGAAAAACAGATCCACGTAGGGCAAGGGCAATAGCACAACAACGTAACACTCGGCGCGGTCGCAGATAAATGCGTCAATGGCTAAAAGCAGTCATTGAATACAATGCGATTGCCCGTCTTACGATGATTGCAAGCATAGCAATGTCTTGGCGATGCGCTGAGTGGTTTATGAACCTTGAAGATCCTACCATGCAACAGAGTGCGTTCGTTTCAGTTATCATGGGTGTGATGACTGGTATATTCGGTATCTGGATGGGGCAGGAAAACAGAGCGAAGAAGCAATGAATGTAATTATCTGGTCGTTGGTATTGACTGTGTGTACACCTAACGGTCAATGTTTCAATCAAACTGTTCAGTGGTTCGACAAAGAGAACGAATGCCTTCGTTACAAACAGATATATGAAGACATTCCAAAGGATGGTTCATGGGCCTCTGTTGAGTATAAGTGCGGTATAATAGGAGCTATGGAAATATAATGTCCATATTCAAAATGGAGAATACTGCTAATCATCCGTGGGAAGGGCAAAAAATTATGAAGTATAACGAGTCGCATTTCTTGGATAAGCTTATTGAACATGAGGGTATGGTGCTGACTGTGTATCAAGATACGCTTGGCATAGACACTATAGGCATAGGCCGTAACTTAAAAGACAGAGGCATTAGCAAAGAAGAACTAGATTACATGGACATACCAAACATGGACGTTGTTTACGAGCATGGTATAACTGAAGCTGATGCACGTTATCTTGCGCTGAACGATATTAAGATTGTAGAAAATGAGTTGTGCAAAGTCCATGAGTGCGTAGAGGATTTAGATGCGGTTCGCCAACTCATACTTATGGACATGGCCTTTAATATGGGTGTTCCCCGCCTGTGTAAATTTAAAAAGATGTGGAATGCAATATACGAACATAATTTTGAAGCCGCAAGTTTTGAGATGATGGATTCGCGTTGGGCACGTCAAGTGGGTAACAGGGCTAAGAAGCTTTCAGATGCTATGAGAACAGGAGAATTTTAAGTGTCTAGTATTTTTGAAAAAACAGGGCGTATTAGCTTTGGAGAACAAATATCGGGTTTATTTAGCAAGGACGAAAAGTCAAATGTATTACCAACGGAGTATCCTGCAGACGCTAATAAAGATCTTCACCGGGAGTACTATGAAAAATACAGCAAGTCTATGAAAAATTTGTACAAAGAGAAAGGTATGGAAATACCTGACTTTCTTTCAAATGCAACAAGTTATATAAAACACCGTATGGGCGGTGGTGCCGCTGCATTTACTGACCCTAGAAAAAAAGTATACGGTGGTAAAATTCAACCGCGTGGAAGTGCCCGTAGCACGGAGACAAGGTGATGCCAATAGAAATAAAACCAAATGGTAAAGATTACCCTGATAAACCTCGTAAAGCTGCTCCTAGTGCAGAAGTGGGGGATGACGGTGTCGATGAAATGAATGATCTTATTCAAAAACAAAAAATGGAGCATCGTGCAAATATTGCTGTAGGTAGAGTTACAAGAATAACGCCGGGGTTTCCTTCTACAAGAGATGCTAAAAGTATGTTGAGGAAAAAAAGATTAGCTGAAAAACGTAATGACCCTGTTTCAACCTAAACAACGATCAGCCTAATGCCAACTAGAGTTAATGAGAATACAGAAGTTGCGTTACCATTACGTAACATAATAAGCATGGTTGCTGCCGCTTCTATAGCAACGTGGGCGTACTTTGGTATTATTGAACGCTTGAATCAGATAGAAACTAACATCACTATGATGGAAGCTGATTTGGGTCAGAACACAGAGTTTAGAATTAAATGGCCTAGAGGCGAGATGGGTAGTCTCCCCGCAGATAGCGAACAGTTCATGCTGATTGAGCATTTAGCCAGTGAACTAGAAAAACTGCAGACAGACATAGAGGGGGGCAAAGCTCCTTATGATCAACAACAAAAGCTGACATTAGAATTTTATGAAAAGCGAATTACTAATTTAGAAGAGAATATAGAGAAGCTGCGAAACGGCGATGGTTGAGTTAACTTTTGTATTGCTGTTAGTTATGGGGGGTGAAAAGGTAGAATACACACCCTATCAATCTTTATCCGAATGTTTGTCCGTTCGTCGTAAGATAAAACGAAACGTAGGCCCAACTAATAACTTTGACCAAAAGTGGTCGTGTAAAGAGCTAAAAGTAAAAGTGAAGGACGGAGAAATAATAGAATTTGTAAATTAAAGAAACCAACAAACGAGGAATAAAAATGATTGCGGAAACCCTTGCGGGTATTGCTTTAGTAAAGAGTGCCGTAGACGGGATCAAATCTGCAATAGGGACAGCGAAAGACGTTGGAGAGATTGCAGGGCACATAGACAATCTCTTAACTGGTGAAAAACAAGTACAACAACAAAGGGCACGTAAATCCGGTGTTGGTCTGGGAGATCAATTCGGTATTAAGTCTGTCGCACAAGAAATCATAGACGCACGACTTGCACAAGAACAAGTCCAAGAAATGCGAACCATGATAGATATGCGGTTTGGCCCCGGTACTTGGCAAAGTATAGTGGACGAACGGGCACGACGCATACAACAAGCAAAAGAAGCAGAAAGAGCAGCAAGGATTCAAGCAAGACGCGAACATGAAGAGTTCATGGAAGGTTTGAAACAGTCAGTGTTAGTTAGTTTAGTTGTAGCTGTAGCAATGGGTCTGTTCTTTGCATTCCTTGTGTTTCTCCCAAAATAACTTGACTAAACAAAGTTTTTAGATTATAATACATTCAGAGGGAGAAATTATGAAACAGCTTGCAAAGGATGCTCTAAGGTACAGAATTGAGGGGCAAAAGAAAAGTGCAGAATACACTATCACAAACTACCTTAACAATCCGACAGCGATTGGTGAGCATCCCGATTTGCTTGCAGAAATTGAAACGGCTCTTAAAGATTGGGATGAAGCGAATGGTAAACTGGAAGCGTTGGAAAATTTTGAACATGATAACTATCAAGCGTTGTTTGATTAAGTATGTTGGCTGGGGTTTGCTGTACTGTGGCAAGCCCTTTACTTCGATTGGGAACTGGTTTTGGAAAAAGCACAAAAAAGTACTGGATTTAAACGACTGATACGACATCAACCAAAAAATACAATGTACAAAAAAGACGACTTGGTTAGGGTTGCAAACTTACCCGGTGGTATGAAACGATACAAATTAAAAGGCAGCAAAGCACATGGCTAGTACATATCTGCAACTTGTAAACGAAGTCCTACGTGACATGAATGAGGTTGAGTTGACCTCTGCTACGTTTGCTAGTTCTCGCGGCGTTCAAACTACTGTAAAAGATTACGTGAATCGTGCGATTGCAGACATTATCAATTCCGACTTAAATTGGCCTTTTACTCATGCAAAAGGTTCTATAGATGTGATTGCAGGAAAGGCTCTTTACAGCCACGCTTCAATAGCATCTACACTCAAATATGTAGACTATGACAACATGTTCTTGCAACCAAAGAACTATATTACTAATGGTACTTATGAAGTAGATGGATCTTCAAGCATAGCAGGATGGACAACAGTTAGTGGCACACCTGCTGCAAGCACAAAGTTTGGTAACACTTTGTTGCTTACAAATGCAGAAGCAACACAAGAAATATCAGATCTTATAGTAGGTAGATCGTACATAATTCTTACCCAAACAAGTGGCGCAACACTTACCCTAGAGGTTGGCACAAGTTCTGGCGCGGCACAAACAACATCTAAAACACTTACAATAGCGAGTGGCAACGAAGTATTACTGGCAGAAACATCTTTTACAGCTACAGCTACAACACACTTCGTTAGTTTTACAGAGTCGTCGGGTAATGCTGCATACGTTAAGTTGGTTGAGCTTGGTGAGAATCTTGTTCCCATACCCCTAAAGTATTTATCATACGAAGAGTACACGGAAAGATTTAGAGAACGAGATTCAAAGGCTGATGTAGATAAGTTCAATGATCCAGAATATGTGTACACATCATACAATGATGAGATTGGTCTTACCCCCATACCGGACACGAGTAACAGAACTCTTGAATTTGATTACTATGTAACAAACACCGCTTTATCTGCAGCAACAGATACAAGCATTATACCTACACGGTTTGAACCTGTGATAGTATCAAGAGCAAAGTATTATACCTATATGTTCCGTTCTGATACACAGACAGCACAGTTTGCATTGAAAGAATATGAAGACAACTTGAAACGTATGCGTGTTGAGTTGCTTAACAGAAAAGATTATATGAGAGCAGTGTAATATGCCTGATTTAGAACTTCAGGGTGTTTCCCCGTTATCATTTAACTGTGAAGGGGGTCTTGTGCTAAACAGGTCCACCTTTATTATGCAACCCGGTCAGGCACTTGAGTTAGAAAACTTTGAGCCAGACGTAGGTGGTGGATACAAACGCTTACTGGGTTTTAGACCTCTTGTGAACCAAATTGTACCACAAACAAATAATTCTACTGAGGCTGTTCTTTTAACAACCAAGTTTAACAACTTTGTATTGGCTGCTAGGGGAGAAAGAATATTTAGTTCTGCATCAACAGAGTTAGCGATAAAAATAACATCTGGCACATCTATGACGGGGTCAGGTACGATTACAGTAAACAGCACAACAGGGTTTAGTAGTAGTGGTACAATACAAATAAATTCAGAAATATTCACATACACTGGTAAATCTGCAGGTGCATTTACAGGTGTAACACGAGCAACAAGTAGCACAACAGCGGCTAATCATATAGTCACAGATGTAGTTTCAGAAACATGGACAATTAGAGACACGGACCGAACAAACGCCGCAAGATACAATTTTGAAAAGTACAATTTTGATGGCACTGACAAAATAATAGTAGTCGATCAAGTAAACAACCCAACGATATTTAATTCTTCTTTATCAGCTACAGACATTTCACCATCTACTGGAACTGGTCAAAACACACAAGTATTAGTTGCAATAGCTTCTGGCACAAGTATGACAGGTGCTGGCACAATAACGGTAGTTGACACCACTGGATTTAATAGCTCTGGTTCTCTACTCATAGGATCTGAAACATTCACATACACTGGTAAATCCTCTACTACATTTACAGGTGTTTCACGTGCAACTTTAAGCAGTGCAGCGGCAGATCATTCTGTAGGGGACGCTGTCTTCGATTTGTTTCCCCCCACAGTAGGGGGTGCAAAATTTGTGGTGGCATTTAAAGAACACATGTTTTATGCTGGGATGTCAACTAATAAACAAGAAATTGTATTTAGTGCTCCGTTTGATGAAACAAGTTTTTCCGCTGCTTCTGGTGCAGGTAGTATACGGGTTGATGATGAAATAACAGGATTAAAAGTCTTTAGAAGTGACTTATTCATATTTTGTAAAGACAGAATATTTAGATTATCAGGTTCTTCACAAGCAGATTTTGCTATTGTTCCTGTCACAAGAAACATTGGTTGCATAAACGGGTTTAGTATTCTTGAATTTGCGGGAGATTTGGTTTTCTTAGGTCCAGACGGACTTCGCACAGTTGCTGGTACTGCTCGTATTGGTGACGTTGAGTTGGGGACAATAAGTGGTAATGTACAGCAGTTGTTTAGGGAAAATCTTGACGATGCAGATGCGTTTGTTTCTTTGGTCATACCTGATAAAACGCAATACAGAATATTCTTTTCAAAAGCTACGGGCACAGCCAGTGCAACCATAGGTGTGATTGCAGTGATGAAGGGACAGGCGTTTGAGTTTTCTACAATGAAGGGCATACGTCCCGCCTGTGCAGATACTGTGATTGAAGACGGGGATGTAATCGTAGTGCATGGTGGCTTTGACGGGTTTGTCTACAGGCAAGAAAAAGGTAATACGTTTGATGGAACACTCATAAATGCAAAGTACAGAAGCCCAGATTTAAGTATGGGTGATCCGGGTGTTCGTAAGCACATGCAGCGTGTTAATGTAAACTATGCACCGGAATCTACCATCGATGCTGACTTGTTTGTTCGATACGATTATGAATCAAATACTTCAACAAGACCTGCCGCGTATCCGTTAGATAGTACAAATGTTGCAGGTTTGTATGGCACGTCGATTTATGGCAGTGCAGTGTACGGTGGACCTTCACAACCTATTGTTCGTAAAGCAGTAGAAGGTTCAGGGTTTGCAGTTGCTTTACGGGTGGAAGATGGGGCAACTGCCACAGCCCCATATACTTTAAAAGGGTTTCAATTAGAATTTCAAGTGGGAGCGAGAAGGTAAATGGGCGCAAATTATACACGGCAGTCCACGTACACTGATGGTGATACGATCAGTGCTGCTGATACCAACGATGAATTTGACCAACTGCTTGCGGCATTTGCAGCAAACACCGGGCATAGTCACGACGGCACAACGGGAGAAGGTGGACCTATCACCGCATTAGCCACAAACACAATTACGTTTGGAACGGGTGCGGATACGGACATAGTCATAACGTTTAATGCAAACACCAATGACGGTGTTATATCGTGGATGGAAGATGAAGATTACTTCCAGTTCTCAGACGAAATACTAATGACCGCAACGGAAAAGATTTTATTTCGTGATACAGCTTTGTCTATAAGTTCAACTGCCGACGGACAGCTTGATATTGATGCTGATACAGAAGTTGAAATTACTGCTCCGCTTGTTGAGATATCTGCAGATGCAACAGTGGGGGATGACTTTACACTAAAGTCTGATGCTGCTGTTCTTGGTTTTGGAGCAGATACAGATGTAACTTTGACGCACGTTGCCGACACAGCCCTATTGTTAAATAGTTCCCGGCAACTGCAGTTTGGTGACAGCGGAACATATATTCATCAATCAGCCGACGGTGTGCTTGATCTTGTATCCGATACAGAGATAGAGATCAATGCAACTACAATTGATGTGAATGGTATCTTAGATCTTTCCAGTCAGCTACGTATGCCGGACAATACTGTAAACAAAATACTTGTAGCAGATGGCACCAGCTTTGAAGAAAAAGCTGTTGGTGATTTATCTGCACTCAGCAGCGTTGCCTCTGGTGACTTACTTCTTATTGTTGACGTTGATGATAGTAACAATCTAAAAAAGATAACCAGATCTGACTTGGTTACAGGTCTTGCTTCTGGAACTATGACTGACGTTGTGGATGATACTAGCCCACAGCTTGGCGGTAACTTGGACATGAATGGTCAAGATATCGTGACTACATCCAACGCAAATATTGAGTTAGCTGCTAATGGCACAGGTCATGTAGTTATAAAAGGAAATACTAATCAAGGTGCTTTAACTCTTAATTGTGAAAATAATAGTCATGGACAAAAGATTATTGCAGCATCACATAGTGATTTAAGCAGTGCTTCTGGTTACCCCTCTACTTTAACACTTCCAAGCGGGGGTTCTGCTAGTCAATCAATAATCACTACAGACTCAACACAAACACTTGCAAATAAAACACTAACTACACCTGTGATAGCAGAGATAGATAGCTCTGCAGATATTACCTTAGATGCAGATGCTGATATCGTGCTTGACGCTGCAGGGGGTAATATTGAATTTAAAGATGCAGGAACATTACAGTTAACCATTGACATGGACGGAACTGCTGGGGCACAAGTTATACAGCTTGGTGTGGACAGTGATGATCTAATATTCAAGCAATACGATGGCTCAACTGTGCTGACTTTGGACGATGACACGACAGTCAAAGTTGCAACAGATCTTACAGTTGGGGACGATTTAGGTTTGATCTCTGACGGTGCTGTAGTAACTTTTGGTGCCAACTCCGAAATCACTCTAACTCACGTACATGATTCAGGTCTTGCACTAAAACATACTGCTACTGGTGATGACAAGCCTATTGTCCTTACACTTCAAACTGGCGAAACAGATATTGCAGCGGATGATGTTATTGGCTCAATTAACTTCCAAGCACCGGATGAAGGCACAGGCACAGATGCTATACTGGTGGCAGCAGGTATAGAAGCTGTATCGGAAGGAGACTTTAGTTCATCTAACAATGCTACTAAGTTATCCTTCAAGACAGCAGCTTCAGCAGCAGCAGCAGAGACTATGTCTTTATCTTCAACAGGAAGTCTTACAATAGCAGGTAAGGCAGTTGGACCTGCTCCTACAGCAGTTACTTCTGGCAGTGAGGGTACTTCAAATCACCTAACTCACGACTTATCTAAAAATAACAACTTTATCACTACGTGTAGTGCGGCTGATGATATTGAATTTACTAATCTTACGGCTGGTCAATCGGGAAATATAATGTTTGTTAAAAGCGGAACAAATCAACCAACAGCATCTGCTGAAGTTGCCATAAACGCCTCTGCACTAACCAGCTTGGCAACAGCAGGAACTTATCATATGACGTATTTTGTAAAGGCTACATCTGGTGGAAATCATGTGTTGGTATCAGTTTCAGGAGCGTTGACCTAATGCTATTTGGTTCATCTGGTTCAGGTCTTGGTGGTAAAGGTGATGTTGGTGGATCGTTAGGTTCGTTCTATAGTCATACCATTGATCAATCGTTAAAACTAGATGATGGATCTGGTGGACACCTCACAATATCTTCCGCATCTCCGACAGCAACTAATAGAAAAAAAGTTGCAATAAGTTGTTGGGTAAAACGAGCAATGATAAGTGCAGAGGTCAACACTGTATTTTGGGCAGATAGTGCGGGGCTTATGCTACAGTTTTTTGCCGCAGATAGTATTTACATTTATGATAACGGTGCTGGTGGGTATCAAGCCTATGTGCAACCATCATCAGGAGTTGACCGACTTTTTCGTGATCCTAGTGCTTGGTATCACATAGCCTTGATTATTGATACCACTCAATCTACGGCGGCAAACAGATCAAAACTTTATATTAACGGTGAATTAAATGCCCAGAATAGTTACCCCGGAGAAGACACTCTCATAAATTGGCACACAGGAAGCACCATGAAAATTGGTAATCCTAATGACTCAACTGATCTGGGTGGGTACATAGCTGAGTTTATTTCTATTGATGGTCAAGATGTTTCAATATCTGATTTTGGCGAGACGAAGGATGGAGTTTGGGTTTCAAAGGATGTGTCAGGTTTGACATTGGGCGACGCAGGGTTTTATCTTAAATTTGATGATGATTCAGATATCGGCAATGATTCAGGCTCAAACAATATTGACTTTACTGGAAGCAACTTAGCCGCAAACGATGTCGTGCCAGACAGCCCTACTAATAACTGGTCAACCCTAAATCCATTAAAAGTAAACACCCAAACACAAGCTTTTGCTGAAGGTAATTTAGATTTCAGTAGTACGCAAACAGGCAACAATCCTGCGGTTACAAGCACATTTGCAGTTACAAGTGGCAAATGGTATTGGGAAGTATACATTCGCGCACAGGGCAACACAGCGAATAGTGTTGGTATAGCTAGTAATCCAAACGATTTAGAAAATGATGCGTCTGCTTTGTATGGAAAAGCAACGGCATTTAGCTATCAAGCGAGTGGTAGTAAACGAAACAACAACTCAGATTCAAGTTACGGGGATAGTTGGACAACAGGAGATATTATTGGTGTTGCATTAGATTTAACTGCTGGTGCTGTTTATTTTTATAAAAACGGTAGTATTCAAAATAGCGGCACGGCTGCTTTTACAAGTTTAAGCGGTGAGTTTACGTCTTATAGTCTAGTGTATGCCAGTGGCGCACAAGTTTATAATTTTGGACAAGACGACACTTTTGCTGGTAATAAAACATCTGGTTCTGCTAATGACTCTGATGATAGTGGGCTGGGGCAATTTTATTATTCTGTCCCATCTGGATACAAATCCCTTTGTGCATCCAACCTACCAGACATAACGATTGGCCCCGGACAAGCCGCCCAAGCTGATGATTATTTTAACACGGTGCTGTATACTGGCGATGGTGCATCGTCTAATGCCATTACAGGCGTTGGCTTCCAGCCTGATTGGGTTTGGATAAAATCAAGAAGTGCTGCTACAATACATAACTTGTTTGATGCAGTAAGAGGGACAAAACTATTACAGGCTCAAGCTGCTGATGGGCAACAAGATAATGCTAATTATTTGACTGCTTATGGTGCTGATGGTTTTACAGTAGGTAATAGTTCTAATGTAAATGCGTCTTCAGCTACATTTGTAGCATGGAATTGGAAAGCTGGTGGCACACCTACCGGGGATAATTCTGCAGCAAACAGTGCGGAACCAACAGCAGGTTCTGCTAAAGTAGACGGATCTAATCAAAGTGGTGCATTTTCTGGCTCTCCATCTATAGCTATTAAAAGACTTTCAGCAAACACTACGGCGGGATTTTCTATTGTAATGTGGACAGGAACAGGTTCAGCAGGGACAATTCCTCATGCTTTGACGGAAGCTCCTGAATTTATATTTGTTAAAAATTTAGATGACGACACAAAAAATTGGAATCTTTATCCAACTGTGCTGGGTAATAATTATCTTGAATTAAACGGTTCAGGTGCTGCCTTTTCAGGCAGTTCATACTTTAACAATACCGCTCCAACTGCAGATGTTTTTAGTGTTGGCACTGCTGGCTCTACTAATGCAACTGGCTCTAGTAATTCAGATGGTGAACCGGATGATTATGTAGCTTACTGTTTTCATAGTGTTGAAGGTTACAGTGAGTTTGGTTCGTACACGGGTAATTTTAACGCACAAGGCCCATTTATCCACACAGGATTCAGGCCAGCTTGGGTTATGCTGAAACGCACAGATTCGTCAGATAGTTGGATGTTAAGAGACAGTGTAAGAAACCCATTCAATGTTACAAACTTAGCCATAACTCCTAATGGGTCTGGTGCGGAATATGCAGACAGTACGTTGATTGACTTCACCAGTAACGGTTTCAAATTGAGGCATCAAAACAGTCTTATGAATGCGAGTGGTGGTACGTTTATTTACCTCGCCTTTGCTGAAGCCCCGTTTAAATTTGCTAATGCAAGATAGGAGAAAATAATGCCGTGGAAATGTGCGGGTAATATAATAAAACCCGGTAAAGAATTTAAGGATGCTTCAGGAAGTCTACACGGTAGGTTGTGGATGAGGCATAGTGCCGAAGATAAAGCTAGATTTGGTATTACTTGGGAAGATCCACCAGCATCAGAAGCACCATTTGATAACAGGTTTTATTGGGGTCGCCAAAGTGACGGTACGCTCATACCTAAAAGTTTGACAGATACAAACGAAGTAGATTCAGACGGTAATCCTGTAAATGGACCAGACGGTAATCAAATTGTAACGCCCGGATTAAAAACCACATGGGTTGCACAAACAAAGCGCACGGCAAACGACAAGCTCACAGTGCATGATTGGTACGTTACTCGTAAAGCAGAAAAGTCTACAGCAATACCTAGTTCAATTACAACATACAGGGATGCAGTTCGCACCAAATGTGCAGAAATAGAGACAGCTTTGAATAATGCAGCCAATCTTACAGCGTTTATGGCGTTGTTTGAAAATGAACTTAATTCAGATGGTAGTCTAAAGACGATTGCTAAAATCAACGACTGGCCCGACGAGGTATAACGCATGGCAGATTTAACAGGTAAAACGGGCGATGCTCTGAGTGAAGAGCTTGTTAAAGCGCAAACTGAACAAGCGGAACAAACCGAACTCGATCCAAAACAAAAGATAACTCCAGTTGAATTAACGGAGAAGGAAAACGAACTCTTAACAGATACAAATGTTAAGATGAATGAAGTTTCTGCAGCAGTTCCGTCTGAGTTAGATTCAGCTATGTATGATCAAAGTGCTGTTGAAAAACAAGCAGCAAATACATACGCAGCTAAACAAGCAGTAGCCCCATCAGACATGGCAGCAGCAAAAGGCAGTCCATCAGATGATGCGTTGGTAGAAGCGGCACAAGGCAGTATTTCAGGAGATTCATTAGCTACAGCCCAAACTGCAACTTTAGACCCACAAGCAACTGTCCAATATCAACTAGGGCAGTTAATGAGTTCGATACAGGCAGGTCAACCTTTACCTGCATGGGCTGCACCTCAAGTCCGTAAAGTAAGTGCAATTATGCAACAGCGCGGTTTAGGGTCAAGCTCTATGGCTGCAGCAGCTATGATACAAGCCATAACTGAATCGGGTGTGGAGATAGCTGCAAGAGACGCTGACAAGTATGCAACCATGCAGTTAGCAAATCTAACAAATAAACAGCAAGCAGAGTTACAAAATGCGACAGCGTTAGCTAACATGGACATGGCTAACTTGAACAACAGACAACAAGCAGCGGTTCAAAACGCAAAAACATTTTTGGCTATTGATACACAAAATTTAACAAACGAACAACAAGCAAACACCATAAATTATCAGTCTGCTGTTCAAATGAAATTGTCCGATCAAGCTGCAGCAAATGCCGAACTACAGTTCAATGCAAAGTCCAAAAATCAAGTTGATATGTTTTTTGCAGAACTAGGATCACAAATTGAATCTGCAAATAAACAACGTGCGGTTGCTGTTGATCAATTCAACGTGAATCAGTCAAGTGCCATGAGCCAGTTCAATGCGTCTATGGAAGCATCTAGGCAACAGTTCAACGCAAATATGCAATCCACTATTGATCAAAGTAACGTGGCTTGGCGTAGACAGATAAACACAGCGAACACTTCAGCCATAAACATGGCTAATCAACAAAACGTACAAACACTTTTGGGATTGAATCAGAACTCACTAAATAACTTGTGGCAGTTATACAGGGATCAGGCTTCTTGGTCTATGCAAATATCACAAAACCAAGAAGACAGGGCACACAACGCAGCTATGCAATCTGCTGCGATAGCTGGTAATAAAGACCTGTATGAAGATCAGTTTGATGATTTCTTGAAAGTAAAAGCAATAGATTCAATATTCAGTATATAGTAGGTGGGATATGAGTATTTTTTCAACGGTAATGAAGGCAGTTGGTGGTTCTGTAGGTACTGCAGTTACTGCAGGTCTTGATAAGGTAAAAACTTATTTACCTCAAGGTGTGCAAAATTTTTTAACGACGTACTCCCCCATATCTTCTGCAGATATAGGGACAGAAATAGGCAATATAATTGGAAATATTGGTTCCGTCCCTGATCCAAATGATCCACAGGCACGGCTGCGAAGACCCAGTACAAGGTTTAGCGATCTGCCTTCTCCCGGAGTGATTTCTGCCAGATCCATGACAAGCCAACGACTGAACGCTCCGGGAAAAGCAGCTTTGATGCCGCTTGGTTCTACTCAACTAATATCAAAAGCTATTCAAGATGCACGAGTACAAAGTAAACTTGCAAAACTTGGTGGTTTCAACATACCAACTCCCAACTTGAAAGGCGGCATTACCATATCTTTAACCAGTGCAGCCGTGCCTAGCGCAACATTATCACGTAAATACGGAACGACAACAACAAAGGTGACGTAGAATGGCATTCGATAAGATCACACCTCTAGCTGCACCACCGGGACATTCCCTAACGGATGAACCCGGAAAGTGGGCATGGGAAAGACCACCCCAACATGCAGATCCCGATGAAGCTTTGGACTTTGTTCTTGATAAATTAGAAGAACCGTCCCGTAAAAGGGATATGATGCGGATGCTTGCAGCGGGTATATCTATTGAAGAACTTGTATCACAGATCGCATTCAAAGGATTTATGCAAGGATTTTACACACCGGATGTTGCTGAGTTAATAAAGCCAAGCATAGCTATATACCTGTACTATGAGGGATTGCAAGAAGGATTTGAACCTCGTATGATGTTTGATCAAGCAGATGAAGAAGCAAAGGATGAAATGGCGGGTGAAGTCGATGATGTTTCTTTCTTTAGAATACTTAAACAAAGAAATCCAGAGTTATTTAATGCCATGAATGAAGAACTAAACAAACAAGAACGATTACAAGTTGAAATGATGGCAAAAACTAAACAGCCTGACATGCCAGAAGAAATACCGCAATCATTTTTAGCTATGGGAGATAGGTAATATGGCAGATCCGTTATTGTTAGGCGTATACGCTGTAGGAAGAATGCTTGCTTCAAGTAGCGCGGCTAGAGCAAAAGAACAAGAAGAAGAAAAAAAGAAGAAAGAAGATCTTCAAAAGGCTAATGCTGAGAGGGTGGTTTCGTATTTCGGTAGAAAAACTCCGGATGGACCAATTCAACCCTTGAATTTTATGGAAAGAAAATTTCCTGATTACGACGTGACACATGTGCAGTTTGGAACTAACGCACCTGTAAAACAAGACCCTGTAACTAAACCTGTTCCTGTATACACTGTAGATGGAAGAGGCAATGACCTGTTTACAGAAGCAGACTTGGATAAATTAATTGTGCCCATGCTTGGAAAATTTGGCACTAAAGATGAAATTATGAAACTTGCTACTCGCGTTGGCACACAAGATGTGACGAAAACAACAGGAAGGCCAATTGGAACCCCTAATTTTTTTCCACAGGACATGAGAACAAGGCCTGAAGATGAAAGTGTTTTTAAGTTCTATGCAGAAGATCCAGATGGACAGGCAATTACCGGAGATACCGAAACAGAAGTCAGACAAGCACTAAAAGATGGGCAAGTAAAAGATTTCGATACTATCCCAATCGGTCAAATTGAAATGAAAGGGGATAGAAGAGTCTCAAAGGTAGAGTATCCTGAACAAGAAGACGATCCTGTAGTACGAAAAACATTAGTAGATGCGTACAAAATAGATCCAACAAATGGAAAGCCCGACCTTAACTCTTTTGGTCCAATCCCCCTAACAGACTATTACAAAGCTCCAAGCAGTTTTAAGGTTGTTGGTCAGCCCTATGAGCTTAAAGGAGACACAAACGAAAGAAACTTTGTAGCAGGGTTAGAAATAGCAGATTTAAAAGGTGCTATGGACCAATCCCTTAATGTACTGAACGTAAGTTACACATTAGATGGAGAAGATAAAAAGTTCTCAATTCCTGCAGAAAGTAAAACTGTAAAGCCATATGTGCAGCTACAACTTTTACAAGATTTTATCGCAGGTCTTCCAAAAACAGAAAGCGGTGCAATTGATTTTAGAAAAGTACGAATGGGTGAGGAACAAATAGCAAACCTTGCATTTTCTGCGGCTCAGATCGTTAAACTTAATAATCAAGCACGAACACAAGCGGGGGATCTCATACCAAATAATGAACTGGTGGTGGATGCTGCTTTGTATGTTAATAATAGCTACCGCCAGTTACGACTCATACCGGGGTTTGAACAAGAACTAAGATATATAGCAAATTTGGATACCAGAGAAGCCATAGAAAATGTGACAAATCAACACTCTGTAAATCCAGAAACAGGACTGCCACAGGAAGTTGTGGTCATAGAACAATCGACGAGTGTTCCTGAAGCGGTACACAATGATCCTTCTGGAGTGGATTCGGACGCACAACAGTCAACCAATGCTGTACCATTAACTGTATTTTCAGCCGCACCATATCCCCCACGATACAAAAATACGGTGGATTTTGTCTTAGCAGACATGTCCGGGAATGGAACACCAGACAATGTTCGTAAAGCTAAAGAAAATTTTGGAACTCTTATTAATTACAAAAAGACTCCTGACGGGGGACTTGCAAGAGGTCCAAATAGAGAGCTTTTAATATTAGATGATCAACCATCTTTAGACTTTTTAAACTATGTAACTCAAACAACCATACCCGGCGGTGGTGGGAATCTATATCCAATTTGGAAAAACATGCTTTTACTTGGAGCCGAACAAACAAACGTAAATGCAGATGTTGCAAAGGCTATTCGCATTCAATTTAACGCTGAAGTAGGCGATAATTTTGAATTAGGAAAAAACTTGATAATGGCATTTTCACCTGATGCTACCGGAAACAAAAGGGACCAAATACTGTTCACCGCTCAAACTGGTAAAAATTCAAAAAAATATGACAAGTTACAACAGCAGAAACTTGCCGAAGCTGACTCAGCATCCACTGCCATAAGAATTGGTGATCTGATGCTACGTAATTACTTCTTAGACAACGGGCAGGAAATACCGTTTGGCACGGCACTTGGTCAGTTTTTTGTAGGAATAGACGGTGCTTTGTATAATTTACGAACGGCTCTTCCGTCGGTTGGTAGATTAGTTGATACGTTATTAGGGCAAGGTAAATTACGAGAAGTTACTCAGTCCGAAGCGTTCACGACAGCCGAAGCAAGTATATACGGGGTTGATGAAAATGGCGAAAGAGCATTTGTAAATGTTTTAGAAAATTCTACCGCTGATGAAATAGCTGCTATGGCTGAAGAAGAAGGTAAAACTGTAGCTCAATTTAAAGCAGATGAAAGAGCAGCAAGAAAAGCAAATAGAGCGTTGTTTGAAAAAACAGTTGCCGGAATAGTGTCGAATGATGAAGCGGTCAGAAAACTTGCCATACGAAATTACTACAGATTCATGTTAGCATATTCTGTGGCCGCTGCAATTCAAGGGGGCACAGGTGGACGAACAATATCCGACCAAGACGTTCAAAATGTGTTAAACGCATTTAAAATGAATACTGTAGGTGTAAAACCATCTACAGAAAGAGCAATAATCAGGGAAGTCATATCCATGATGAGCGGCAGAGAAAAGTTTGCAAGAGCCATAGCTGCAGGTGGCAATGAAGCTTACGCTGCACTCAAGCTGCAGGAGCTTCTATTACCTAGCTCCATGATGGGAACAAATATGACAATAGACTCATTTATTGAAGCTGTGGAGCAACCCGGACCAGCAGACGATCAAGTGGATCAAACTGGAGCAGCAGCAGGGTATGATCCGGATGCTGATACACGCACAGAAGCTCAAAAACTAAAAGCTGTGAACGACACGCAAGATCCTACTTTTGGACAAGAATTTGATAGTCTGGATGAAGCTCGTCAAGCCGGAATCAGTGTGAATAGAATCCTACTAAACACCTTACCTGTACGGGAATAACATGGCAATTGATGATCAAAAAACACTAGAAGAACAGATGCTGCAAATTCAGCAGGATCAGGTAAAACGCTCTATGGGAGTCGGTGCTCCCGGTACACCAACCAGTGTGACACCGCCACCGTTTAGTGGGGTGGGGGCAGTGGGTCAATTTGAGGGAAAAAGTCGGTTTCCCGCTTTAAAAACCACCGGGGATTTCAATACCTTTGAAGGTGGTTTTGACCGTCCTGTGTTTGAAAAAGAAAAAGAGCCGCTGGATTTAGGTTTTGGTTTGTTTAGCAGGGACATAAGTTTGGGTATAGATCTACCTACAGATGTAAAAGTCACGATAGCTGATCCTGCTAAAATAACTCCAGCACTACGCATCCAACAAGTAATGGATTTTGAAAATCCAAAAATCGTCACAGGCTTTGAAAAATCGTTGGGTGTAAGAAACAAGAATGGTAAAGAGCTATACTTTAGAGAAGATCAAGGTTATGCAGAACGTTTAGATGCGGCAAATCGTTTTGGGGCAACGTCCATAATTAAAGAAGATGGAAACCTGTTTAAGATCCCGTGGGAAAATAAAATTTATGACATGACTCGTTTGCAAGACCCAGATCAAATGTTGCGATACGATGTGGATACAGGAGAAATTGAATTAGGCCCAACAGGAAAAGCACAAAGACAGATAGTCACTGAACAAATTAGGGCTGGTGATGTAACTCGTGAGGAGTTTGAACGTATTCGTGACGCAAAAATGTTAGGCAGTTTAAATTTTACGGACCCTGAAGTAGCCAAACCTATGTTTGCAGACTTTTTAAATAACAAACTAATTCAGGGGGGCATAGAAGACGCTCGTACCCGTGCGGATTTAATAAACGCAAGTATAACGACGTTTTCTATGGATGATCATAGAAAGATAGCTTCAAGCATTGGTGAAAATACTATTAGATTCACTTTAGGTATGGGTCTTTGGGGATTTGGTGAGACTACTGATGCAGCCATCAAGATCATAAACGAACTAGGAATAAAGTTTGGCAACCTTGATGAAATACCTGAAGAAGACATGGGCTGGGCTGACATACGACAATCTGATCGTCGTGAAGCCATAATGGAACAGATCTGGATACCTTTCTCACACATGTTGATTGCAGAAGCCGCTCAACGAGGTGTTGAAATTTCCCTTGCTGACGCGGAGACGTATATTTCTACTTTAACTGGTTTAGTCCCTCGCATAGCAAAGCTAACAGGGGAGTTTGCTTTACCAAGTAGAATGGCTGCTTCCGTGTCAAAAAAGCTGGCTGTAAACAGTCGCGCCGATTTTATGCAATACTTTTTACAAAAAACAGGGCAAAGGTATTACAACAAAGATACCCGTCGGTACGAAGTAAAAGATGTATCGCCGGATGAACAACGACAGTTTGATGACATATTAGATGAATACGTACAGATAAAGGCTGGGAGAATCTTGGATGAAACTACGGGCACGTTTACAGATGCACCTTCATGGTTAACGAAAATAAAAGCTGGCACGGTAGAAAATAGAATTAGACGTGGCACACAGATAGCTGATTCAAAACTAACTGCTGAAAGTAGAAAAGAAGTCATAGACGCCACAACATATTTAGATAACGCAATAACAAGAAGAGACGCATACGCTGCCGGGATACAAAAAAGAAGAAGCGCAGGTAAAACAATAACAGAAGCAGATTCAGTAAAACTACGTTCATTAACCGCTACGGTTGATGCAGCGGTACGCTCTAAAAGAAGGGCAGAATTATTTAGTTCAACCCCTAAATTTATGAGAGATATAGGTGTAACCGATGCCTTTATGATAATGGGAGCAGCGACTGTAGGTCATTTCTTTCAACAGAACACGGATACTGAGGGAGTTACTGGCGATGCCATGATGGGAGAGCTTTTTGGTTTAGGTGCCGGAATCGCTCTTTCGTTAACTGCAGGGTCAGTTCCTGCTGCTTTAGATTTCATAAAGAAGAAGAACTTTCTATTCTATGGATCTGGAACTAAAAAGGGTTACACCGCATGGTTGGCTAAAAATATATCTACCCTAGCCCCAGAATTACAACAACAAATTACTATGAGAGCACAGGCAATAGATGATATTCACACAACGTTAGTCGCGGAAGGTTTGGACCCCGGCCTGTTGGATTTAGGATTTGCAGAGATAAGTGGACTTGTAACATTAAAATCTTTGGAAGATATGGTTAGGAGTAAACTATCAACGGGGCAAATTCAAAATTTTGATGTGGGGCATTTACAAGAAATAATGCAATATCAAAAGGAACTTGTAGCAAATTTACGTCAAGTTGCATCAGGTTTGGGTAGTGGAATAGGCGGGACTCCAAAGGGAGATTTTAGAAAAATCATTGACATGGCTATACAACAAGGCCAAGAGTCTGCAGAAAGGCTTTCAAAGGATCTTAAAATCATAAACAAACGCGGTGTAGAACATTACCTTGATATAACTCGTGGAAATACTATGGCTCATCAAAAAGGCCAAACAAATGATGGGTTTGAAAAGGCTCTGGATAGACTGGATGAAGACAATCTTGTGGACGCTGATTCTTTACCAAGAGTTACATTCAATCAACAGGTAGATGACGCACATTCAAGAATACATGAAGAACTGGGACAAAAAGCAGACTATACCAGATCAGAACTTGCGAACATAAGTCAAACAAAAGTTGCGGTTACAGCAGCCACTGGCCCTACGATTAAAGCGGCTGGACAGTCTGAAGAAGTAACTATAGCTAGTTTAGAAAAAACAGGGGATCTTTTAGCCGCTTTATCAGAGTCTCGTCATGCAGCAGAAAAAGCAAAAGCAAAACGTCCGTACGCTATACTTGATCGTGGACAATTTATTGATGTAGATGCAGATGGTAATATACTTGGTGCAGTTCCCGGAAATCCAACGGTGAATGTTGCAACAATATTTGACCAAATATTTGTTGGTGTAGAAGATTTACCATCAGCCAAGTTAAGAGGTGCTACCGTAACATCCGGCGAAATGGCAAATTTTGATGAAACCGTCCAGATATTATCTGAACCCTATTTTATCTCCCTTGCAGAAGGAAGCGATCAATCTGTTAAAGAAGTCGTTGATGCTATGGTGCTTGCTGCACAGGATGACGGACTAAAAATAGTTAAAGGTTTATCAAAACAAACTCAACTTGTGCGTTGGTTGCGTAAAACTGCAGCAGAGGAAGGCTCAGAACTAGATGCGGGTCTTGAAATGACGTTCTCTCAACTTAGAGAGTTTGATAAGAGCATTCGGCACTTAGCAAACAGATCTTACGCAAGAGGAAACAATACAAGAGGTGAAATATATACAAACATAGAGAACGCTATTCAAACCAAATTCGATCAGTTTGAAGTTGTAAATCAAAATGGTGATCGTGTTTCAATAAATGATCTCAGTGTTATGACGGTGAACGACGTTGGTGAAGACGTGCCTGTTAGTGTACGACAGCTTTTAGATGAAGGAAATGCAGGATGGGCTAAATTTAAATCCAACTGGTATGATCAAAATGAAAGAGCAATCATGCCCAAGTGGATGAGTTGGGGAGATAGAAGTTTTGGTCCTGCAACCAGAGATGAACCTCTTGGTATACGGTATGGAAGAACACCAGACACTTGGTTTGATGTGAAAAAGATAGGGGCAATGGACCCACAAGTAGAGGGATTTGAATTTTACAAATCTTTACGACGAACTTTAGGAAGGGAAGTTGTAAATACTGATGGGTCAATTGAGTATGCTCTTGTAGAAGGTGAAAGCACAACTATTGCTCTTGAAAAAATAGTAAAAACTGCTATAGCAGATTACGTTATTTCTAATAGAATCAACATGTCACCAGATCAGTTAGCCAAAGTAGCAACTAATATGAACGCTACGTTTACTATGAAAGGTGCTGATGGAAAAATAAAACCCCTGTTGGACATAGAATCTGTGATAGATGATGCCATAGGTTACAGTAGAAAATCTGTGGGGGATCAGGCATATGAAGCAGCTAACGCCACTGCACGAAACAATATCGAAACTGCAATTGAAAAAGCAATAGAACCTGCTGAAAAAGCTTTACGAGAAAAACAGTTAGCAATAAGTGTTCTGGAGAGATTTACCGGACAGAAACTAAAAGATGATCAGATAGCTGATGCGTTGGTTTCTGGTGGTGCTTTAGAACTAGAAAAACTTAGAACTCAATTGAAATCTGCGAGTAAAGGCAAGTTCTCCGATGAACAAATTGATAAGATACTTGCAGATATATATGTAGACTCTATGGAACAAAGAGTTTTCTACAACACAAACAGAAGCATACAAACTGCAGAGGGAGATAGCATAGGCAGAGAACTCATAAACGTAGATGAAATCGAACGTATGCTTGGTGTAAACGATAAAGAAAAAGCTCCCATAATACGTAAATTGATTGGAGAAAGAAGATACAGAGTTTGGCAAGCAATGAGTGATCTTATGACTTCACGAGAAAATCATTACAAAAAATCTGATTTTGAAGTGACAGGAGTTCCAAGATCGTTTGCTATGGAGTCGTATATAAGTAGGTTGTACGCTCTCAACAGAGGTGTTATAAGCACAAAGTATGTGGTGGCAGAAGCAACCCTCATGGCGTTTAGAAGTAGAAGATTCAGAACTGCATCCGAAATATTGAAAGACCCTGCGTTGGGAGAAATGTTTATAGAGATGGTTCGTTCCGGCAAACCTTTTTCTCCAAACATGAACCAAAGCGATCAATTCATATCTGCCCTAACAGTAGCTTTTGCCAAAACAGCAAACCAAATAGGAAACCCAGAACCCAAAACTATGTACGATCAATATGGTAGAGAGTTCAAAATTTTACGCGACGTAAATTCAAGCAATATAATAAAAACGGGTAGAGATGTGTCATTTGATATAGAAGCTCTAAAAGAAATAAGTGCAAAGAGAGGATTCAATAACGTACAGGAGTTTATTGAAAAAGAAAACATAACCAGAATGGAAGATGGTAGATATTACGGAGTTCCAATACCTCAATTCCCAGAAATACAGAGGGCACAACAACAAAACTTTGCAACCGAAAGCGGCCCACTTACTGGTGCGCCTTTTCTTAAATCGCCATTAGGCACTGCTCAATAGAGGATGATGAAATGAAACAATACAACAATGGTCCACGTAAAACCATGTCATACGGGGGTATGCCAATGCGTAAACCCATGATGAAGGGTGGAAAAGTAAAAAAGATGCAAGCAGGGGGAAAGGCAAAGAAAAAGGCATCCCCTATAATGCCAGCAACTCCTATGACAGCCGCTAGTCAGAGAACACCTATGGCAATGGGTGGCATGTCTGCTACACAACAGCAGCAGAACATGCAGCAGAATATGATGCCAACCAATATGACATCTGGACAGATGAATCAAATGCAGACTGACATGATGCAGTCACCGAAGTTGCGGATGGCACCGGGAGGAACTGCATTTGGTATGTTAAGTGTAAAAGCGGGAGTGGATAACAATCCTAATCCAACTCAAGCAGATCGTATAGTTGGAGCAAAAAAGAACAAGCGTAAATCTTAAATATACCTGCTCGACTTGTCCATCATTTCATCTCCCATAGACTGCAAGTAACGCAAAAGGGATGCTACAGAGTGTGAACCTTCGTACTCCGGCATCCCTTTGTTCATGGTGGATTCAAATTCTTCAGGTGGCACACCATCCCATATCAGTTCAACGTTTCCGTCCTGATTCAAGTATGCTGTAAATTGAAATAGATTAGCCTTGTGCTTCTTTGACACTATCTAGCTCCTGTATGGCTAGGTTGTAACAGTCAGCTTTGAAAACAAAGCCGTTGGCAGGGTCAACATCCCCTGTCCTGTATCGTGTCGCTTTTTTGTAAAACTCTGGCTTGGTTATCTCGCCAAGTATCCACGCTTTACTGTGGTCGGTAAGTATGCGAACAAACACGTAACTGTCGCAATCCTGTTTGGTTCCGTGTGCTGCAACAGAACAATCGTAGTTTGGTGCTGGCTTGGTATTGCACCGCTTGGTCTTCACGTCAACACGTCGGTTTCCTACCACCAGATCAAAGTCCTTACTATTAGCTTCTGTGCCGCCCGTGTAGTCCTCTACAACGATCTCGCCTATAGCACCCACCACATTAGATAGACTGCCCGTTATGCTGCCCTGTAGATTGCCTACAGTGGCAGCTTTCTTTTTGGCACGGGCAATAATCTCAGGTGTTATCTTTATCTGTATCATCGTCATGTTCTTTATGATCTTCATGTTCATGGTTGGGATAATAGACCTCAACCCACGACTTACATTTGGGACACTCTAAACAACTAAGTACAGTGTATCGGTTGTCCGATAGTTCGTCTACATCGTGGTCCCCAACCCACCTTAACTCTGTGTTACAGTGCCAACACTTCATGCCGCATTCAAGTCCACTACTTCACAGACACCAGCAGTACAAGCAAGCTCTCGTGATCCGCTTGTATTATCTTCTTTCTCAAACTCTGTAAGTTTGTTCCAGTCGATTCTAATATGGCTGTATGTCTGCTGCCAATCATAATAGTCATCAGGTTCAATATCTTGATATGGTGCCTGTTGATATGTGTGATCACTGTGTGGCAAGAAAGAAACACCAGATGCGACATCGAAGTTTTCATATACCCACGCACCAACTTCCATCCACTCATGTTCCTTCACAGTCACTGTGATAGATGGCTTGTGTTCACACCAGTGTATGGCGTAGGTTTTCCACAATTCTAACTGTTGTATAGCTGTCATCTGTGTGCGTGTTACTGCACCATCTGGTGATCTCATGGCAAACGAAAAGACTGTGACACTGTCCGGCTTCATCATATCCCTCTCATTGTGCACACCTTCTTCAATCAAGAACTGTGTCAACGGATCTTTGTTGTCACCACGAACCGTGCGGATGTAGTAATCATTGTGCCGTGCATGAATGCCACTAGCTGCGTCCACGAGTTGAGATACAGTACCCGACGGCTTTACACAGGTGATTGCTGCACTCTGAGGTATTCCAAGCATGTTCGCAAAATTCTTGTTTGTGTCCACCGCTTCTTGACGCATTTCTTCTAACCAACGCTTGCTGTCTACGTTTTTTGAAAGCACGTGATGATCCATGATACCAGTCAAGGATACGCCCAACAAACGTTCTTCTTCTGTGTTGTCCTTCCATACTTTCCTCAAGTATTTGAAATCTGTAAGAGTTGATTGCAAGGTACCCAAGATAGTCGCAATACGGACCTTTCTCTTTAAGCTATCCAGCGTGTCGGTTTCACGAACTACAACCTCTGACAAGTTACAGAACTGATAGCCACGTAGGATGATTTCTGAACATGGATTTGTACCCCACATATGACCTGTTTCACGTCGCCCGTTACGAGCAACCTGCTTGTCTGCAGCCTCACGGTTAAACATACCACGTTCGCCTGACTTGCTGTCATACAGCGCAAGCCACTCACGCATGAACGTGCCCATCTCCGGCTTTGACTTGTAGGCAACAGAGTTATTAGCCAATGCACGTTGTGGCTCTGTCTCCCACCACTGCCCTGACTTAGCGTGTGCCATCTGATCATCATTTAGATTAGATAAGCTAATCAAAGCAGAACGACGAACACCACCGACAACTACAACTTCAC